ATGAAGAATGACGGTATAAAAGCAGTCATTATAAGAGCCGGCTATGGCAGAGAATCAAGTCAGAAAGACAGTATGTTTGAAAGCCATTACAAAAACGCAAAAAGTGAAAATATGATGATTCTTGAGTGCATTAACAACAAATCTCTTGATATGCCGATTTATTATGATTTGGAAGATAATTTGCAAGTTAAACTCGGCAAAACAAAACTTACAGAGATTACAGAACTATTTTGTGAAACAATCAAAAAAAGCGGTTACAATATTAATGATTACAAAGACGGCTACGCAGGTGCATATAACTGTTACATAGACAGATTACAGCTTATTCTGTCTTAACGAGCGGTGTTAATATGGCAACAGAAATTATTACATCGCTAATTGTTGCTTGCGGCAGTATTATTTGTCAGCTAATTATCAATGTTTCAAATCGGAAAAAGCAAGAGAGCGAAAATGAAAAAACAAAATCGCTTATTGTTTATCGTATAGATAAACTTGAGCAAAAGCAAGATAAATACAATCATTTGCAAGAGCGAGTGTTTAATCTTGAAAAAAATTCAGCCGTTACAGATGAAGAAATCAAAGTTGCAAATCACAGAATTGCAGACCTTGAGAAAAAATAATGAGGTAATAATATGAAAAAAATTACAAATTGGAAATCGTGGGCAAAATGTGCAGGCGTAAGAGCAGTAAAAACCGTTGCTCAAACTGCAATTTCGGTTATCGGTGTATCTGCCGTGTTAAGCGATGTGAATTGGGTTGCGGTCGCCTCGGCAAGTGTACTTTCGGGAGTTCTTTCGCTGTTGACAAGTGTTGCAGGTTTGCCGGAAATATCAGAAGAATAAGAATACATAAGATTAGCCCTTTAACTACCGTTTGGTATTTGAGGGGGCTTTTATTTTATTCGCAAAGCTCATCAAACGTAACATCTTTTTACTTGCCTAACATTTTTAGAATTTTATATGATTTTTAACGAGTTTTTGCGGTGATTTTCAAAAACAACAAACCGCACTAAAGAGCCTGAAAATGGCTTAATAGTGCGGTTTTTCTATGGTCGAGGTGACAGGACTTGAACCTGCGGCATCTTGGTCCCAAACGCATTTATGATGGCACTTTCCGCTCAAAATAGCTTTTTCCGCCCCTTTCCGCCTGGAAAACCGTGCTCTTTAGCACTCTTGTATCCACTGTTTCCGAGTGCTCCTAAACGGTAGGTGGTCTGTTATGTGGTCAACAGGGATTTCCCGCAGAATAATACACACTACACGCCTCTCGTTATCATGCGAGAGGCGATTGCTTTTTATACGGTTATTATAACTCTGAACAGCACCTGATTCAAGTCAAAATTTGCACCGCAGTAGACAAAGAAAAAGGGAATTACGGAAAAGCAAGGAGGAAATTAAAAACTTGCAACAAAAAGTTGATAAATGCTGAAATCGCAGTATTTTTCTGCCGAAAACTGTTGATGTTTGGAGTAGAGTGTGGTATAATGATTTTCAATGATACAATGTACTAAATATAACTATCTATGAGGTGTAATGCAATGGCCGCAAGCTATAAAAAATTATTCAAGCTTTTAATTGACCGTGATATGAAAAAGAAAGAACTCGCCGAAAAAGCCGGCATCAGCATCGCTACAATTACAAAAATGGGCAAAGACGGCGCCGTTGTCAGCAGCGATGTTCTCGTAAAGATCTGTACCGCGCTTGAGTGTACTATGGACGATATAGTTGAGATAGTAAATGAAAAGTGATAGGAGTTTGAATATGAAAAACAATATTGTTATACCGACCTATGCTCAGTTGATTGAAAATACTTTTATTGCATTGAAGGAACTCGGGGGATCCGGAAAGAATACAGAAATCAACGATAAGGTCGCGCAGTTAATGAATCTTCCGGATGACGTTTTGGATGTTCCGCATCTTAACAGCAGTAGTATGTCCGAAGTGAATTATAGGTGTGCGTGGGCAAGAACACTTTTGAAGAATCATGGTGCGATAGAAAACAGTGCAAGAAGTGTTTGGGCTATTACTGCTGCTTTTGCATCCGTGGAAACTGTCGATGGAGACTACATAGAGAAGAATTGCAAAAAGCCGTCTCAAACTAAAAATGTGCCTGCAGAGGTGCAAATGGAAAACGCAGGTGTAGAGATTCCTGAAGAAGTAAGATCTTGGAGAAGCAAACTGCAAGATGTAATTCAAAATATGGATCCGTATGGATTTGAACGATTGACTCAAAGGTTACTTCGCGAATGTGGGTTTACACAGGTTGAAGTTACGAAAAAGTCGGGCGACGGCGGAATTGACGGTACCGGCAAATTGAAAATCAATGGTATTTTCAGCTTTAATATAGCTTTTCAATGCAAGCGTTATCACGGAGTGGTCAGCGCCGGTGATATACGAGATTTTCGTGGATCACTAACTACCAATATTGAAAAAGGCGTATTTATATCGACAGGATCTTTTTCTAAAGCAGCTATAGAGGAAGCTGCAGCTCCCGGAAAGCAACAAATCGATTTGATTGATGGCGAAGAATTCATCACTAAACTTGCCGAATTCGGTATCGGAGTTCATGAGATTAAAGACTACGAAATTGATGAAGATTATTTCGCAAAAATCTGAGGTTTTCTCTGGACTTTTTGAAACGGTTGGATATAATTGTGGTTGCAAAAAAGGAGTAGCACATCATGGATAATCATACCCCCGAACAGCGGCGCAAAAACATGAAAGCTGTGAAGAATAAGGATTCCGAAATAGAACGGTTGCTTCGCAAAGAATTATGGTCTCGCGGATTGCGCTATAGGAAAAATTACAAGAAAATCATAGGCAAACCCGATATCGTGTTTGTAGGTAAAAAAGTCGCAGTTTTCTGCGACAGCGAATTCTGGCACGGTTATGATTGGGAAAACAAAAAGAACGAAATTCAATCTCGTCGAGAATTTTGGATACCTAAGATCGAACGCAATATGCAAAGAGATATCAAAGTAACTCAAACACTTGAAAATGAAGGCTGGACTGTGTTACGCTTCTGGGGTAATGATATCAAAAAGAAAACTAAAGAATGTGCTGATATAATCGAAAGGGCGGTAACAGCTAAAATGAAAGTATTCAGATCGATCGACCTGTTTGCTGGTATTGGTGGAATTCGTTTAGGATTCGAAAGAGCTTTTAAAAATCAGATAGAAACAGTATTTGTCAGCGAATGGGATGAATATGCTCAAAAGACATACAGAGCAAACTTTGAAGATGATTTTGAAATAGCCGGCGATATAACGAAGATAGATGAAAGCGATGTTCCCGAATTTGATATATGCTTAGCAGGATTTCCATGTCAGGCATTCAGCTTGGCGGGAAAAAGACAAGGCTTTGACGACAATTATAAAGGTTTATGTAGAGGAACTCTATTCTTGGATGTGGCAAGAATTTGTGAACATCATCATCCGAGTGTAATATTCTGCGAGAATGTAAAAGGACTTGTGATCCATGACAGAGGAAGAACTCTGCAAATCATCAAAAAAACTTTCACCGACCTCGGATATACGGTGTTTACGAATAATGATACAACACTTAACAGTAAAAATTTTGGTGTGCCTCAAAACAGAGAAAGAATCTATATTGTGGCATTTAGAAATGATATTGCACCTGAAAAATTCGAGTTCCCCCAAGGAAACGATGATACCAAAAGAATTAAAGATATTATTGAAGAAAATCCTGTTCCCGCAAAATATTACCTCAGCGATGTATACTTGGAGACGCTTCGCCGACATAAAGCCAGACATGAAGCCAAAGGGAACGGCTTCGGATATGAAGTGAGAGGGATGGAAGATATCGCAGGTGCTATTGTGTGTGGAGGAATGGGCAGAGAAAGAAATCTGATAGTCGATAACCGCCAAACAAATTTAACACCTACTACCCACATCAAGGGCGAAGTAAACAGAGAAGGTATACGCAAAATGACTCCTCGTGAATGGGCAAGATTGCAAGGCTTCCCCGATACCTTCAAGCTTCCGCTTGCCGATGTACACCTGTATAAACAATTCGGCAACAGCGTTACCGTTAATGTAATAGAAGCGATTGCCGAGAAAATCAAGGAGGTGCTTGATAATGCCACTGACAGGAAATAAAGGTGAATGGAGTGAAATATATGTTTTCCTCCGTCTGCTGGCCACAGGTAAGCTTTTTGCGGCAGATGCCGATTTAAACAAAATCAACGGAACATTCTATAATATACTCAATATAATCAGAAACGAAAACGGACAGCAACTGGAGTTTCATGTTGACAGTAACAGGGGCCGTGTTTCTGTTGTAGACAGTGATACAAACATTGTACTGATTTCTTTGCCTTTTGGAGATTTTGAAAAAGCTGCCGATGAACTCTATAGTGAAATTATTGCTGCTAAGTCTCCGTCTTTCTCTGTTATTGCAACCGAGACTTTTTTGAATAATATTCGTGTATACAGTCTAAAAGCAAAATCTACGGACAAATCCGATATCAGAACCAAAGTTCATGATATAAACACCGGTATCGATATTGTGCAAGGGTTCAGCATTAAGTCCAGACTCGGAAGTCCTTCCACGTTAATTAATGCAGGAAAAACGACTAACTTTATTTATGAAGTTACAGGACCGATGACAGATTCAATAATGAAAGATTTCAACTCTTGCTCTAAGTTGTTCAAGAATCGTTTTGCCGTTTTAAATGCAAACAAATGTGATATTTCATATTTTTGCATGGAAAATAACACATTTGAGAACAATTTATTGTTGCTTGACGGTAACTTACCGGAGATTTGTGCTGAAATGCTTAAGGCTTTTTTCTCGTTGGGGATCACAACAGTAAAAGATGCAATTTCTCATTTAACTGCAACCAATCCCTTAAATTATAACCTTGCGGCCGGACATCCGTTCTACAGCTATAAGTTTAAAAAGTTATTGACGGAGTGTGCGCTTGGTATGCTACCTTCCAAGACCTGGGATGGCACTGCCGATGCTACGGGAGGATACATAATTGTCAGAGAAGACGGTGAGGTTTTATGCTACCATTTGTTTAACCGCAATGAGTTTGAAAATTATCTTTTGAACAATACAAAATTTGAGACGGGAAGTACAAGCCGTCATGGATTCGGATCTATCTATAAAGATAACGGAAAATATTATCTTAAACTGAACTTGCAAGTGAGGTTCATTAAGTAATGGACAAGGTCAAGGTCGGAAGTTTATTTTCTGGAATCGGCGGTATAGATTTAGGGTTTGAGCAAGCAGGATTTGAGATTGCGTGGGCTAACGATTTTGATGCTGCGGCATGCAAGACCTACCGAAACAACTTTCCGAGCACTATTCTTATCGAGGACGATGTTCGAAATATCAATCCGTGCGCACTGTCAGATATTGATGTACTTGTTGCAGGATTTCCGTGCCAGCCGTTTTCCGTAATGGGCTATCGACGCGGCTTCAATGATCCACGCGGCAATTTGTTTTTTGAAATTGCACGTTTTATTGATGTTAAGCGACCGAAAGTGGTTTTTCTGGAGAATGTTAAAAATCTTATGGAACATGACAACGGGAAAACATTTTTGGTTATTTACAACGCTCTTGCACAATTTGGTTATTCCGTAAAATACAAAGTAATCAATGCAACCGATGTGAACATTCCGCAAAATCGTGCCCGTATTTTCATTGTTGCTTTCCGTGATATTGAGGATTGCGATAAGTTTTCATTCCCTCAATATGCTCCGTTAGAAGCAACAATTGACGATGTTATCGATCGAAGTATAAAGCACGATGATATTTATTATTACGGCTCTGAAAGCCGATATTTTAAAGCGCTCAATACAAAAATCGTCGATAAGACGGGAATTTACAGAATCGATGACAGCGGTATCGCAACACGCAAATGGGAGATATGTCCTACACTTAAAGCCAACATGGGAACATATCATGACCGAGTGCCGATCATCCGTGATGATTTCGGCATTCGCATGCTGACACCGATGGAGTGCCTGGCTTTTCAGGGATATCCCAAGAAATATACATTCAAAGGAGTTTCTCTGAAAAGCGCATATAAGCAATGCGGAAATACAGTATGTGTTCCGATTATAAAAAGCATAGCAGCAAAATTATTTGAGTTGATGTAGGAGGTAATTATGGCAGGTGCAAAGAAAAGAATGTTGGATTACTTGTTAGAACATATAGGAGAAGAAGTAGATCGTGAGACGCTGAGAGATATCGCAGTGATTTCGGACTGGGCCAGATCTTTGCGCTTATTACGTCAAGAAGGATACGATTTAGAGACTACAAGAAACGGATATATTCTTCATTCCGGGGAACCTTCCGGAACCGGTAATGTCAGGGCAACTATATCTCCGAAGTTAAGATATAGAATTTTGATGCGTGACAACAGCATTTGTCAGCGTTGCGGAGCGAAAGCATCAGACGGTGTTAAATTGCATGTAGATCATAAAATTCCGGTCGAATTCGGTGGAGATAATTCCGAATCAAATTTATGGACATTATGCGAGCCGTGTAACGAAGGTAAAAAAGCATATTTTCAAGATTTGGATACCGATCTGATTGCAGAGGTTTTACGTGAAAAAGGTGCCCGTAACAGACTGATTAAGTTGTTTTCTCGCAATCCAGGTAAAGAATTTGACGTCACATTCCTTTCTATTATTTGTACAGGAAATAGAGACTGGACACGTGCGATTCGAAATATCAGACAAAATGAAGGTATGAATATTGTTCATATCCGGAAAAATATTGATTGTCCTAATGGTGGATATGTTTATTTGCCTTAAATCTGTTGTTTTGGTTCATGTAAAAAGTCTCGCAACAAGTATTTAGGATTTATAATTATGGTAAACAATTAATGCATGATCCGATATTCCTTGCAGGAAAGTCGGATGTTGCTACGAAAGAGAATTGGCAAGCGGTAAAGGATTTGCTTGATACATTGCTTGCCCACAAGGATCGCTGTGTCGGTATGGCGGCGAATATGATCGGCGTTAAGAAGCGTATCAGCGCATTTCTTGACAAGAGCGGACGAGTTCCTGTATATACGGTGATGCTAAATCCCGAGATTATTAAAAAAGACGGTGCGTATAACACCGAGGAAGGATGCTTATCTCTTCTTGGTGGCCAACGTCCGTGTAAGCGCTACAAATCCATCAAGGTTAAGTACCAGACTATGGAGATGCAGAACCGCATCAAGACCTGTAACAGCTGGACCGTACAGATCATCCAGCATGAGGTCGATCATTGCGATGGAGTGTTGATTTAATGCCCAAAACATAATTAAAGGAAGATTGTGTATGATTACATATATAGATACAGATAAAATATTGCAAGGATTTACATTTATAGATTTGTTTTGTGGTATAGGTGGATTCCATTGTGCTCTTTCTTCTCTTGGAGCACGATGCGTGTTTGCATCAGATATAGATAAATTTGCCAAAGCTGTTTATGAGAAAAACTATGGATTAAGACCACACGGTGATATAACCAAAATCAAAGTTGAAGACATTCCACCCCATGATATTATTTGTGCAGGATTTCCGTGCCAACCATTTAGTATATCTGGAGATCAAAAAGGTTTTGATGATCCAAGAGGACAATTGTTTTTTAATGTGGTTGCAATTGCAAAGCATCATAAACCCAAAGTTATCTTTTTGGAAAATGTGAAAAATTTCGAAAAACATGATGGGGGAAAAACATTAGCTCGTGTAAAGAAAGAATTAGATGACATTGGATATACCGTATATTCCGATGTTTTGTGTGCTTCTGACTACGGAGTTCCGCAAGCGAGAAAAAGACTTTATATAGTTGCGTTTAGAGATGATATAAATTCCTCTCAGTTTGCCTTTCCAACCAAAATTGACGAGTTTAAGGTTCTTCAAGATATTTTAATCACAGATGCTGAAAATACAGTCAACGGTTCTTATGTAATACAAAGAGAAACAACAATAAATGAAGCAATTCCGAATGAGAGAAAAAACGAGCTTGTACGCATTGGCAAAATAGGTCTTGGTCGTCAAGGCGAAAGAATTTATTCTGTTCTGGGTGTATCCACTACTTTATCGTCTCAGGGGGGCGGCCTTGGTGGTAAAACAGGAATGTATCAAATTGATGGTGTAGTTCGAAAATTATACCCAAGAGAGTGTGCAAGGCTTATGGGATTCCCAGATACATTTCAATTGGCAGAAACGCAAGAGCAAAACTACAAGCAATTTGGCAATAGCGTTGTTGTAGAGGTTATTCAGTTAATTGCAAAAGAAATCGCAAGACATTTGCCTCGAAACAACAATCAAAATGGAAACGAGGAGGAATAGTAACATGGCTGAAAACCAAAGAATTCCTTTTAATTTTACTTATTTTGCAATGAAATTGTTGGGCAAGAATTTGTATTCCAACCCATGGACTGCAGTGTCTGAAATTGTAGCAAATGGCATAGACGCAGGAGCTAAAAATGTTTATGTCTTAATTGATATGCGCAACAAAGAGAAGGCTGTTGTCGAAATCTTTGACGATGGAACAGGAATGTCGTTTGAAGATCTTAGTGAAAAATATACACTTATAGGAAGAAATAAGCGTTTAGGAAGCGATAACAGGGAAGGTAAAACTCTTGGCAGAAAAGGCATAGGTAAATTGGCGGCATTGTATTTATCTCCGTGCTATTATCTGTACACTAAAACAGATGATGGAAAATCAGCATGGTGCGTAAATACTCAGATAATCAAGGATAGTGATATTCCGGCTTTGATGGGAACTACATATGATACTGGAATGTTGATTTCAAAAGCCAAATGGGATGAGTTAAAAACAGGCACAATGATACATTTGTCCGATGTTGATTTGCGCAAGATAGGGCGAGAAAGATTAAAAAGTTTGCCTCTTATGCTAGCTGATTATTATCTTGATCATGTTATATCCTCTACAGTTTCTGTTTGTGTAATTGAGGAAAACAATGATTCAATCGTGTTTTCACCAATAAAGAAAAAGGTGAATTTCGATACATTGTTTGGTATCTTTGATAATACTGGGTTAGGTTATAAAGATAGGATTCAACCCAAGGTGTATATCACTAAAGATACTGTATATAAAGAAGTGGATTTTCCTCGTGATACAGTGGTACTTAATGAAGAAAAGTATGTAACCTCTGGGGTGATTAGTTTAACGAATTTGGATGGACAAGTTGTCGAAACGCCATACAATATGATTGGTTGGATAGGAATTCATTCTTCTTTGGACAACGCAATTTTACAAAGAAACTCTCCCTATGCAAAGAAAAATCAACTTCATCCTAATGCACTTAGACTGTATGTAAGAGGAAAGCTAGCTGTTAGTAATTTAATGCCATACATTCGCTCAGTGGCAGCTTTTGCATCTTATATAGAAGGTGAAATATCATTCGATATACTGGATGATGATTTGTTTGAAGATGCATCTACGTCCAACCGTGAGGGATATAGTATCAGTGATCCAAGAATTCAGAAACTAAGTGAAATAGTCGGTAAAATAATAAACACCTTGGTAGCAAGAAGAAATGATGCTGGTAAAAAGGTAAATGAAGAAATAAAAGCCATAAAGGAAAGACTTGATGCCGAGGCTGAAGAAGAGCGGAAAAAGAGAGAAGCGGCAGAAGCAGAGGCAAATCGCGAAAGAGAAAATGCTGTCAGAGCAAGTGAAGAAAAAAGAAAGGCAGAATTTGAACGAGATACAGCAATAGTGGAAACAAATAAGGTACAAAAACGCCTATTTGTATTAGAGAACAATTTTACTTCTGAAGGCGAAAATTATAAGCATGCAATACATTTATCTGTGAATTTTGCAAAAGAAATTAGAAGCCTAGTTTGTGAATTAGAAGATTTCGATTTGGATAGCAGTAATGATATTATGGAAACTGTTATGGCTATTGATCGTTCAGCAGCAAAAATCGAAAATCTCCCTAAGTTTGTTGATTCTGCTACATTTTCATTATCTTCGCCTACATTAAAAACTAATGTTGTTCAGTTGATTAAGGATTATCTTGAAGCAAAAGGAAATAAGAGACTACAATATTCATTTAAAATTTCAGGAACAATAATTAAAGAAATTGATTTTCCGGACGTATTAATGTTTTTAGAAAATGTAATTAGTAACTCTATAAAAGCAACTGCGACTTCTTTAATAATTGAAAGTAAAAAAGTTAACGGGAAATGCCAAATTGATTTTATTGATAATGGCAGAGGCCTAGATCCTAAATATTTGTCCAATCCTCAAGCAATATTTGAACTGGGAGAAACGAGTACTCTCGAAGGCTTTGGTATAGGTGCTTTTCACATGAAAGAAATTGTCAAAAAGATGGACGGACAGATTTTCGCTATACCAGCAACTCCTAACGGATTGATAATAAGGGTGGTGATCTAATGAGTAAATTCCGAATACTATGGATTGATGATCAAGAAACAAAATGCAGACGAGATGTACGGATGGTAAGGCGTATAATAGAATCTTTAGGATATGAAGCAGATATTCAAGTCGTTGATGATATTTCCAAGGAAAGTCTTAGCAACGAGAGCGGCACATTGAATAAAGCTATAAGAGCACGTGATGTGGACTTGTTTGTTATCGATTACAATCTTAAAAATGATTTATTTGGTGGAGACGTTGTTGAAGAAATCAGATGCAACAATGATATGTATACAGACATAGTATTCTATTCTAGTGTTCCGAATTCATTGATATCTGCGGTAAAAGCTAGTTTTGATTCCGAGTCTAGCATGGAGTATTTTGATGGTGTTTATATTGCTCCATTAGGAGATGATTTTACCGAAAAAATACGAAGCGTTATTATTAAGGTAATAAAGTCTTGGTATAATGTGCATTCCATACGCGGAATTGTATTATCAAAGGCCAGCAAGTTTGAACAGATGGTTTCAAGTATCATCAACATGAGTTACATGCCATGTTTGGACAAGCTAAAAGAAGATGTAGCTATTAAAGGTGATAATGTTTGTAGTAGTACAACAGGCAAATGGGAATCTGTAAAAAAATCACAAGATCCAATTCCTAAAATATTAAACGATCCGATACAATTCAATTGGAGAATAAAGGAAATGCTTCTCAAGAGACTGTGCGATGAAAATATAATCAGTCTTTCTTCGTGGACAGATATAAAACATATTTTTAGTTTGAGGAATGATTTCGCTCATAATCCAATGCATTTGAGGGATGGGGTATTAGTTCTTACAACGAGTCGAGGTGAGCAGATATTTGATGAACAAAAGATAGAAGAAATCAGAGAATCACTTACAAGAATTGAAAATGATTTACAAAGGTTAATTAATGCAAGCGATGGCTCAAGTATAGTCCCTAAAATAATAGAAGAGATGGATGAAGAATTTTGTACGGTGTAAAGTGGTCACTTGCGTAATCGATAGAATTATTTTCTTTTCCTCTGGACTTCTGCGCCTTTCTGTGGTACTGTTGTGTACTGCAAAGGAGGTGCGGATATGGCACAGATGAGTTTAGAAGAATTATACCGCGGAGAAGGTGCGGGAGAAAAGTACGGTATCTTGGGAGAAGTTATGAAAGACTTTCTCCAAAATGGGCGTCCGTCGGAATACGACGAGCGTACTTGGCTTGAAATGCTGCTTGTCAAGCACGCGCTGATTGCGGCAGAGAAAATGAAAAATGAGGGCGACACGGTGTCGGGTATGACCGACGACATGTCGTCCTCTTCTTATGTGAGGTGGAATGAAAATGACAACGCTTGAAGATCTGTACTACGGCAATATCGTTCCGCACGAACACAGTTTTAAGCGCGGGAGTGCTTACAGTGAGGTGTTGAGCTATGTTATTCGGCATCAGGATAGTTTGATACCGACGCTTACGGCTCAGCAAAAAGAAACCTTTGAAAAGCTCAAAGACTGCGAGGCGGAACTGCACGGTATGAATGAGCGCGAAGCGTTTATCAGCGGCTTTAAGATCGCGGCGAGAATCATGACCAAAGTGTTGTACGAGCCGTCAGAGGATTGATTTTGCAGAAACAAGGCCGAGCCGATTTTGCGGTTTGGCCTTGCGATTTTCAGTTCGACACTGCACGGTTAAAATCTGCACCGCAGAAAACAAAGAAAACAGTATACCGCAAAAGTGCCGGAATATACACTGTTGGCGCAAAAAACTTGACAGAATTTTCCCGGTATGTTATACTGCAAGTAAAGAAAGCAACCGACAATTGAATACACATAGTTTTATTTTGAGTTTTAGACTCGCACTTACATAATCACCGATGCAACTACGCATCTGGATTGAGTGCGGGTCTTTTTGTTTTGCAAAACAGCAGTCCTCTACATAACACGGCGAAAAACCGTGTGAATTTAACAGGAGGAAAAACCAATGAAAGAATCTGTTTACACCGCTTATGAGGATCTGCCGTTGTTCCTTAATGCTGAAATGGTAGCCAAGCTCCTCGGCATCTCCATCTCAAGTAGCTACGAGCTGATGCACGAGAAAGGGTTTCCGTCGTTGCGTATCGGCTCACGGCTCATCGTACCGAAAGAAAAATTCCGCGCATGGGTCGAAGAAAAGACGGGAGGCAGCATTTGAAATTCACCCGATATCCAAAGCGTGATGCGATCCGGGATTATTTTCCTCTGCCGAATGAAATTTTCAGCTTTGGTCTCAGCACCGGTGAGATCGCAGTGTATGCGTATCTGATGTACTGCGAGGACAGGAAAACATTTCAGTGCCATCCGAGCTACAAAACGATTGGGAAAGCTGTCGGCATGAGCAAAAACACCGTTAGAAAACATGTGGACGGTTTGACCAAAAAACGGTTGATCACAACCGAGCCGACCTCTGTGTACACGCAAAAAGGCGAAAAGCGTAACGGCAATTTGCTCTATACCGTCCGCCCGATAGAGGATACGGTGGAGTATCACTACGAGCAGCAGATGATTCGTTTGGAATGCGAAATGCGGTGTCAGTCAGGAGAAAGCGAGGGGTTGCCTTGCTTTCCCCTCGCATGGAACAGCGGACGGCAACGCCGACCGCACGAGGCTTTGTATGGCTTTTAAGAACGGTTATAAAAGCTTCAATTTCGGGGTTGCGGCGATAAAAACCTCGCTGATTTAGGGGTTGCGAATTTTACCGCAAATTTAGCTGTATATTCCGCCATGTATGTGGTATTGTGTTGTACTGCGAAAGGATGTGATACTATGGCAAAGCGAAGACCGTCGGGAGACGGTATGGTGCGCAAACGCGATGACGGACGATGGGAAGGCCGCATCGTTGTCGGTCACAAAAAGAACGGCGATCCGATTCACCGCTATGTGCTTGCCCGAACACAAAAGGAGTTAATCGTAAAGCTCCACGACTGCATCGAGATGTACCGCGATGCCGACCTCACCGAGGATTCGAATATGACGCTCGGGGAATGGCTCGACCGATGGATCAATGAATATATGATCTTCACGATTCGTGAAAGCACGCTTGATTCATACAAAGCGATGATTAAAAATCAAATCAAACCGTATCTCGGCGACAGACCTTTGTCGGCGCTGACCACGCAGGAGCTTCAAAAATTCTATAACACCGTCAAAAAGAAAGGTCGGGTGAAACCTGACAAGCTGCACGGCACAGAGCTTGCCGACAGCATGGTGCGCGGTATTCATATGATGCTGCACGAAGCACTCGATATGGCGGTGCGCCTACGGCTGATTGTTAAAAATCCAACGGTCGGCACAACGATTCCCAAAAACAATTATCCGCCGAAGCAGATACTCAATGACGAACAGCTTGACAGATTTATGAAACGCATTCGGCAGGATGAACGGTGGTACGATTTCTTCTACACCGAGCTGACCACAGGACTGCGGCGGGGTGAAATCTGCGGACTGAAGTGGGAGGACTTCGATGCGGAAAACGGAAAGCTGAAAGTGAGGCGCTCGGTTGCTAAAAGGAAAGGCGGCGGATTGAATATCGGCGAAACCAAAACCGAGACGGGAACGCGCACGATTGTCCTGCCGCCGAGCACTGCGGAACTTCTGCGGAAGCGAAAAGAAACGGCAGTCAGCGAATGGATATTCCCGAATATCTATGAGCCCGAAAAACCGATGCACCCCGACTATGCTTACCACCGATTAAAAACACTGTTAAAACAGGCGGAGCTTCCGCTGATTCGGTTCCACGATCTGCGCCACACCTTCGCCACTCACGCGCTGGCGGGCGGCGTGGATGCGAAAACCCTGTCGGAAATCTTAGGTCATACCAACGCCAGCTTTACTCTGGACACCTACACCCATGTGACCACCGATATGCAGAGAAACGCTTCCGCTATCGTGGGGAGCTTTATGGATGAGATTATGCTTGAAGGAGATGATACCAATCGCTAAAAAAAGAAAAAATGGTGAGGGCACATTACGCCTGCGGAAAGACGGTCGGTGGGAAGGAAGAATTGTTGTCGGGTACAATGAGAAAAGCCTGCCTATTACAAAATGCGTAACGGCGAAAACAAAAACAGAATGTTCCACTAAGCTCGAAGCGCTGAAAGAACAGTACGGACGCTCTTCCGACAGAATCAAGGCGGATATGCCGTTCGGGGATTGGATCGACTTCTGGTATCAGACCTACTGCCGACACACACTCCGTATTACCACAAGAACCGACTATGAAAACCGCATTTACAATCATATCATTCCCGAAATCGGAACAATTCCGCTGAACAGGCTGTCACAGTCGGATTTACAGCAATTCTACGCAAAGGAAAAGACAGACGGAAGAAAACTGCACGCAAAAACCTACGGAAAGGGACTTTCGGACAGAACGATAAGGGGGATACATGCCAACTGCCGCACAGCTTTACAGCGGGCGGTACAGGATGGTTTGATACGAACCAATCCCGCTGTCGGCTGTAAACTGCCGCCGAAAAAAGCGCGGGAGATGCAGGTGCTGACGCAAAATGAGATTCTGCGGTTTCTGCATCAGGCAAAGGAAGAGGGATATTATGAGCTTTTTCTGCTGGAGCTCGGCACGGGAATGCGGCGCGGTGAAATATTGGCGCTCAAATGTTGCGACCTCAACTTCGCAACAGGAGAGCTTCGCATTGAACGACAGGTATATATAATCAAGGCAGAGGTGATTATATCGGCGCCTAAAACAAAAGCCCCAATACGCACTGTTATTCTGCCGCCGTCACTCCTCAAAACTCTCGCAGTGTATAAAGAAACGGTGGATTCGGAATGGATGTTTCCGTCACCGACGGATAACGGCAGACCGAGAAATCCGTCATCGGTTAGAAAACGGTTACAACTGATCTTGGAACGGGCAGGCTGTAAAAAGGTGCGCTTTCACGATCTGCGGCACACCTTTGCGACCATGGCGCTGGAGCACGGTATGGATGTGAAAACTCTTTCGGCAACTATAGGTCATGTGTCATCAGCAACCACGCTGGATATTTACAGCCATATCACCGATACCATGCAAAGGCAGGCGGCAGTGCATATTGACCGCAAAATCGGCAAAACAGACGCACAGATGCCTGAGGCGGAGGAAAGGCCCGCGCCGGAGATTAAATCGCCCGTGTCACCCAAATTTGAGCCGATAGAGCGAAAGATCCGCAAGTCAGGAACAGGATGCGTGTATCAGGTCAATGATAACCTGTGGGAAGGCAGCTTCTTCCCGCGCCTGCCGGACGGCACCCGAAAAAAGTTTAATATCTATGCAAAAAACCGAGAAGAATGCGAGGTACTCCTCGCCGAGATGATAAAGGAAAAGAAAGCCGAGATCGCCGCCGAGAAAGAACGCCTCAAGGCTGAAAATGCCGAGCAAGAAGGTTGACACAACAAACACCGCCACGGAAATTCCGTGGCGGTGTTTGTTTGCATATTGTTTGGTTTTGTTATATAATGGAGAAACAAGGAAGGTGAAAAGAATGACGGTTAACTATTTTATAAAGTGTCCTGTCTGTGAAACGGTTACTCGTATGAGAACGCCAGCAGGTTATATTTATAACACTCCGGTGCGGATTCATTGTGGGAATTGTAATACATTATTAACGGGCGAGTTCATTTCTGATAACGAGGATAGAAGAGCATATTATGTTCCTGGAAACTGTAAAGAAGTTTTGCCGCAAAACTATGAATACTATGGAGAAGCATCTGGTGAAATCTTGTGTAAAAAGATCGAACTTTTGCCTGGCACAAAAGAAGACCTTTCTAATCCGCCAAGCTTATCCCCAGTGTTTGGTTTTTTTGAAGCTATGAGCCTGGACGATAAAAACAATTTTATAAACTATGCTTGTTTTGCATCTGACTTAATAAAAAGATGGGATTCAAAACAAATAAAATATAATTTATTTTTGAACGGTAAAATGGATCTTATCAGAGATAAGTACGAAATGGATGCGAAAAGATTAGGATATAATCTTTCTTCTGATTTTGAAATTATGCGCTATGTGTATTATTCGTTTTTCTTTGATTGTGGTGGCATTTTCAAGAAAAAGGAAATCAAGAGAACTTTGCTTGAAATAAATGATCATTTCCGGCATTTAAATACACAAGCATTAAAAGAGTATATCAATTTTTTAGATGAAAAAAATCGTATTGTAACAATCCAGGCTAAGTTGTTTGAAATAATGTTTTCTTACATAAAAATTGTAAAGAATTTGATTCCTGCAATCTGTGCAAACCTGTATGATGATCCAACTACCATAGATAAAGAGACATTGGGATTAACAACATGTTCTTTCGAGGATATTAAAAGTTTTTATCAAGATACTTATGAAAATTTGGCGGAATGTTGTGATTTGGTTGTTGGGTTAGACAATATAGAAAACAGAGACGCTTTCAATTTGTTCACTAATAAGTTTGATATGGATAAATTTAGTAAGCAGAGCAAAGGAAATAGAATAAAGCATTTGGGATCTGAAGAATTTTTCGCTAAAACGTTTAATATTTCAAGTGATTCAAATGAAATGAGGAATGCAATAGGACATAATGATTATAACTATAAAGGGATACAGCAAACAATAGAGTATACTGTTCAGACAACAGGAGAAAACAAAACCTCATATCTGTTGGATGTTGCTATTGAAAGTGTAAAATTGATGCAAAGTGCATACATCTTAATGTTCTTCCTTTATGAAACACAAAGATATAAACAAAGAGTTGATAGGGAAAGTATAGTTATGCATCCTGCTTTATACGCTAAAACGAAGAATCAGGCTCATTGTCCGTGCGGAAGTGGAAGGAAATATAAAGACTGTTGCAAATCAGAGGTTGGAGAAAAGAACAAACCATTAGAATATCCCAACAAATCAGGTATGGAGTTCAAAGGAAACATTTTTGTGTAATACTGTAATGTTTACGAGAAGAGCGATGAATACCTAAGCTACAATAGTCCTTGTAATAAATAATAATTGGACAGCATTAAACAAAGAAAAGACTTAAGCTAAAATGAACTATCCGGAATTTCCGGATAGTTCATTTTATACTGCTCCGCTGTAAAGAATGACTTAATTAAGTATCTAAAACAGAAAAAATCCGCCGATTTTCATCAGCGGTTCCTCCCAAAGTTGGTCCGAGTGACAGGGATCGAACCTGCGGCCTGATGGTCCCAAACCACCCGCGCTCCCAGCTGCGCCACACCCGGATTTATTAAGTTTTTTGTGATTTCAGTATCTGTGGGATACTATGTGGTCGTCGCCTTATTATAACACAAATTGGCGGAAAAATAAAGAGCCGAAACACCGCCGTGTGTAAGGCTTTGTTGAGGATTTGCGGAAAGGTCGTAAATGTGTCCGTCTATGCTCCCAAAGCAAGCGCGCTACCAACTGCGCTACACCCCGATAGTTATTAAATTGTGGTCATGTAAGTGGTCAAATCTTAAGTGGTCAAATCTGTGGTCAAACACGGATTTGACTGCCTTTTTTCATTTTCCGAACCGCCCGAAATACGCACGGTTGAAGGGTTTTCGCTTTCGTGCGGTGCGAACACTGTCTATGCTCCCAAACCACCCGCGCTCCCAGCTGCGCCACACCCGGATTTATTTAATTTTTGTGATTTCAGTATCTGTGGGATACTATGTGGTCGTTGCCTTATTATAACATAAATTAACGAAAAAATAAAGAGCTGAAACCGCCGTGTGTAAGGCTTTGTTGAGGATTTGCGGAAAGGTCAAAAATGTGTTCGTCTACGCTCCCAAACCGCAAATACAATCTTAAAAACATTCGATAGACACTATACTTTTTTCAATTTTGAGCCACCTACTGAACCACCTTGATTTTAAAATTCAAATAAGCGAGGGGCTAAACTTATATATGCTATTCTTTTGTGTCTGTATCGGTTTTGTTTTCAACTGTATTTTTCAATCGGCGGACGATATTTACAAGGAATTTCGGAATTGGCGTGCCTAACTCCGAGAGATTTTCGAGAATTGAGATTAATTCGTTGATGATGAGCCAAATCGTTACAATTAAACCGCAACAATATGTGACACCTATATTTACATTTGCCGCCGCTAAGCCTGTGCAGATTAAATAATCGACAACACCCGCAACAACCACAAGAGCGAGATAGCTTGCTTTTTTCAAAATTCCGATTAAACCTGTTTTACTTTTTAATTCACCGTTTCTGTACGCAGATGTCAGTCCTGTAATATAATCAATAAGCATTACAGCGATGAGCACGAGAATTGGGATAAGTAAGATATTAAAATATGATATCAGAGCACCGATAGCTACTGAAACAGTAGCCTGAATAATATTGTCTTTCATAGTTTAGTTATACCTCCAAATCAAGTTAAAGTAAGCTCAATACGGTCAATAGCCTTGCCCTTTGTTTCTGCGTAGCCGTCCTGCTTACTGTCTTTTTCGTCATCGTGCTGCCAATCGTAATAGTCTTCATTAACTGCAGAAACTCTGTATGTAGCCTTATAGTAGCTGCCGTGTGCGGACTTAACATCAGCAGGAGTTGTATAATAAATCTGTACAGCATCAATATCCATTCCGAGAATACCGGCATAGCCGTTTACATCATCATTAAGATTAAAACCTATAACCCAGCTAAGCCAGTGACCGCCTTTAATATGCACTCTGTACTTAATCTTACCTTTTGTTACTTTGATTGCAAGACCGCTGATTGCCTCGCCGGCAATGCCTGCGAAGTCTGATAAACCTTTTACAGTTGGTAACCACTTACCGCCTGCAAATACGCAATATTCAATCGTAGGTTTATCATCTTTTTCAACTTTTGATTCCTCTTTGTTTTCAGAGTTACTCTCAAGTTTATTTAAAAATTGTTCCTTCCACAGCTTGTCCTTTGCTGATGAACCGCACCAAAAACCCGGGCAGATTTTACCGTTAGCATCATAATGGCGAATTACTTTGTCTTTTTTGATGTTATACTTTTTCATAAGTCGCTGAGCAAGTAAGATTACATTTTCAAGTGTCTTGCCTGTGCATTCTGTTGTTGAACCTGCAATTTCAATTCCGATTGAACGGCAATTAATATCCCAGTCGCCTGCATGCCAAGCAATATTTTTGTCAGCGACAGATCGTACAACCGTTGCATCGTCGACAAAATAATGTGCCGATGTTTCGACTACATTGTTCTTGAAGTAGTTACCGTTGTTCTCCGCTGTATCACCGTCATTGCCTGTATAGTGAATAACAAGTGTATCAATTTCCGAAGATTTTCTGTTGCTCTCTGTGAAATTACCTTTATTGCACCATATTTCTTTAAATTTATACGACATATTTATACCTCCCATACTGCCATAACCGCATTATAATATTCTTCCGAAAGCTGTTCTTTTAAGATTGACTTATCCTCATCACAGTTTGTATATGCGTTGCGGACATTCTCACCGACCTGCACATCTTCGCCGCCGAGATTGATAAACTTCTGTCTTAATACGCTTACACTGTCTTTTGTAAGCATATCGAGTGTGATTTTTTCTTTAAGTTCCATAGAATTACCTCCTACTGTCTGATATATGTAATTGTAAAATTGATTTTCTCGTCCTCTGCAAATTTATCCGTTGGCGAGCTGATGTAAAGCCATGAGCCGTCAAGACGGATATTTCTCAGCTTATTTGTAGTTGAGTACACAGCAATACTCGAAAATCGACTTTCGTTTTTTGCAGGGAAAGGCAAGCCTGCCATCTGAATATACGATTTATCCGCAACAAGTTTTGTAATATTTACCGACACCGTAACCACCTTGCCGTTTTTCACATAGTTAAAAACGCCCTCGTTGCCGTCATAAATCGCCTGTCCGGGTGTAAGACTGCCCGTACCGCTCTCAATATTTGAGCTATCATATTTTGCCGCAAGCGACTTGTCTGTCGCTGTTTTGTTGTCTGTTACGGTTTGACTCAGAGTACTGATTGACTCATCAGCTGAGGACTTATTGTCTGCAATCTGCTTGCTTAGCTGAGCGACTGCATTGTCTACACTGTCCTTATCAGCTTTAAGATTAATCTTCATTGTCACTGTTTCGTCAATGTCTGTTATTTCATCTTCAAGCTCCGTTTTATCTGCCTTTGCAGATAAGGCTGTGTTAATCGCAATTATTCTCTCACTTAGCGTGTTGATGTTGCCACCCGCAATCGCTATGTCTATGCTGTTGTTGTAGATACCGTCGTCCATACGATTTAAGTTTGTTGCGTTCAGCGCCGGAACAGCTCCGTCAACCCAATTAATTTTGCTGTAACTCATTTATCTCATCCTTTCCTAAATATTCTGTACCTTCTGCCGTCAGCCTTACTCTCATACCGTTAGTGCCTTTCAGCGTTCGTTCAAGTATAAAACTGTCGACCGTTTCCGTGTCCGTAAAGCCTGTTTTTATGCTCACCTTGTCGCCACATTCGAGCCACCACCTGCCGTAAACATCAGCTTTAAAAGGCCTGTAAGCATACAAATTGTAAAAGATGTAGTTGTTATCTTTATTATCGTTAAAACTTGTAACAATACCTGCAATGTCTGTACAGCAAGCAGTAATTATGTTGTCCGATATATACCAACTTTGTTTTTCTTCTTCTGTATGACCGTACGAAAAATAGCTGTCCTTGTTGTACTTAAACTTAATAAGATTAATACTGCGTGTTGTGTATTCCTCAAAGTCGAGGTTGCTGTAGTTGTCAACGACCTCGGTTTTAGGATTTAAAATTTGAATAAACTTTATCTTGCCCTCTCCGCTCATAATTGCAAAACAAGCATTAAGTTCGCAGTACGCACTCAACAAGTCCGCTATCGTGGTTTTGTCATTGAAAACCGATTTTACAAGATCCAATTTCAGCGACAGCTTATTGCTGTCATTAAAGCCTGTAAATTCGTTTTCGTAATCATAATCCTTTAAAAAGCTGCTGCAGAGATATACTCTCAAGTCATATAAACTTATTTTTGGCGAATAAATCGCAAGACTTGTAAAGTAGTTGTAAGCATATTTTTGCGAAGCGAGGTATAAATCGTCGTATGCGATAATTTCCTTTACCGCCCTGTTTTTCTGTCTTGATGAGCTGTTGACAGTACCGCAAAATAACGGCACCTCAATAACTCCAGACTGATAACCGCAATATAAATCTGCACTCGGCAATACTGTATCTGAGGGAAATAAAAGCCCCTTGCTGTATGATTGCTTCATTATAACTTTTATGCGTTTGCCGTTGAGCTCTGTGTCAACATTTATCACTCTTACAGTAAGCTGACCAGCAATACAGCCGCCGAGTTTAAACTCCTTGCCGTCACTGATTGCCTGCGTAAGTTCAAGACTTTCAGATACAATATTCTCGCCCGTGATGTCGGGAATATCGTTGTCAGGAAAGCTGATAATTATTTCCCTTTGCAAGCTGTCATTGAGCAGTTGCTTTTTGACCTCATCTGTTAAATTTATCATACCGCACCCCCTTAATACTCAATAAGCTCAATGCTTATCGGGTTGTAGAGAATATCGGTCTTGCTTGCGTCCATAACCGAAAACTCAATATCAGGAATATAGAAATATCCGCTGTCATATGAGTTTGTTTCATCGTTCCAATATGTAACATAGCATTTGCGTTGTACTGTGTTCACGATTGCAGAATTAATAATATTCTGCATATTGATTTTCTCGTTCAAGTGCAGAATGTGGGTAGAAAAAGTAATGCTTGTCTTACCTGTCGGCAGTGTTGAACGCTGTAAACTGCCGTTATCGTCACGCTCGGCATCGTTGTCCATACGCTGATCAGGTGTTGACGAATATTCAGCGAAATAGTTATTAGGAAATTCGGTATTTCCGAATTTTAGTAAATAACCTTTATAATTTGACATACTGCACCTCCTTTACGCAAATGCCGATTTGCCGTTATGGCGGTTTTTATAAAGTTCGTTTTGTCTTACGATTTCGTTAAAAATATCATTGCCATTAATTTCAGCGACAAACTGATAGTAGTTACCGCCGTTGTTTCTGAATATTACGAACATCTCATACAGCTTTTTAAGATACGACAGAATTTCGCCGAGAATTACCGTATCCTGACCGCCCGAATTGTCGAGCATACCCTGTAACTTGTTAAGAGGCGCAATAACTTCCGGATTGCCCGAATTAGCTCCTGCGTTATCTCCGACTACCGCAAGTGTCGGTGCTTTGACAAGTCCGCCTGTTGCAAGTCGTGGAATGAGAGGCGGATTTTCGGGCATTGAAAAACTCCAATCCTGTCCGATGATAGAACCGATAGCCCCTGCAATTCCGCCGATTGCATCGATAACACCCAAAACAAAGTTATAAATGCCTGTCCACAAACTGTTGATACCGTCAATGATAGCATTTACAATAAATTTGAACACAGCACCGATACCATCCCAAATGCCCTTGAAAAAGTCGTGAATACCTTGCCATGCTTTTTTCCAATCGCCTGAGAAAACACCTGTGATAAAGTCAATAAGACCGCCGAATGTTTTAAGAATTGAATTAACCAATCCACCGATGAATGTAAACACATTATCAAACACTCTTTTTACAGCGTTGAAAACATTCTGAATTTTAGGGCCCAAAAAGCTGACAAGCCAGTTTACAAGCGGTGACAGGAAATTATTCCACACGGTTGAAACGCAATCTGCAACCTTGCCGAAGAAGTTTATTGCTCCCTCAAAAACAGGTTTCAGCCAATTTTCCCACGCTGACTTTACAATTGCTACGATAAAATCCCACGCAGGCTTAATCCATTGATTGTACACATTCATCAGTGTTGTGCCGATATTAAGAAACATATCACACACATTCTGAAAAATTTCCTGTCCGTTGCCGTTCCACCATTCGCTGATAATTGTTCCGATATCTCCGAAAATCTGACCGACAAGATTAAAAACATCTGCAAACTGCAATTGTAAATTTTCAAGAAATTCTGTGATTGTTGCACCGTCATTTTCAGTCCATTCAACAAGGCTTTCAGTTGCGATTGAAAATGCGCCAGAAATAACTTCACCAACCGAACCTGCAAAGGTTGTAAGGCCGCTTAAAAGATTTGAAATTGACTCTTCCATTTGAGGACGAACATTGTCAATTGCATTACCTGCAAGCGTACCGAAATTATCAAAAAAAGTTGACAGGTTGTTATAGCCATCGGTCATATTATCACCGATAGTATCAACAAAGCCGATAATCTTGTCCTTATCTTTGGAAATCCACTTTGCGACACCGCCTGAAATGGTCTGAAACGATTTTCCGCTGATTGTCGCAACCGCTCCGAATGCAGAACCGACCGCCTTGAGCTTGGCGGCACTCACCTGCTGAATCTTCTCAAAACTTTTTTTGGCTATCGGCTTAACATTATCAAAAATTATTTTGCAGTTTTTGCCGATAGCTGACCAATCAACCTTATTAATGCCCTTTTGAACATTATCCACAAAGCCTTTAAATCCGCTCTTTTCGTATAGATTTTTAAAAGCACCCGAAACACCGCTGTTTGTGTCTTTAACAACAGTATTTGCGACAGAAGTACCATTGCTTGCCGATGTGCTGCTTGCGAAAGTATCAGAACCGCCGCTATCTGATTTAGTAATAACATTCAGCTTGTCAAAACCTGCAACGCTGTTCTTTGCTTTTTCCGAGCTGTCTGCAACATTCTCTAAAGATTCTGAACTGCTTTCAGCCTCACTGCTCAAATTTTCTGCCGAGCTTGCAGCGGCTGAAATGCTGTCAGCCGTATCATCTCCGCCCCAGTTGAACAGCTTTGAAAGTGCATTTATCGCCCCTTTGGCGTACTCTGTAAGTTTTGTGATAGCTGATGACAACTTTTGCACAATGTTAGTTGCTACTTGAAGAATAGGTTTACCCACAACCGCAAGCAACTGATTCCAACTCTCTTTTAAGTTGCCCGTTACATTCTCCCAACCGTCTGCTTCACGGCTTGCCTGTCCCATAGCACCCGAAAGCTGATTAGCGTCCTTGACCATTTGCAAAAGCGTGAGCTGTTTCTGCGATTCCGACAAATCCGTAAATGACTTGCCATACAGCTTATTAGCCGCTGCGTTTCGTGTGGTTTCAGTACAGGACAAACCGAGTGCTGCGTCATTTTCAAAGTTGCCTTTCAAGAACGATTTCAGGCTTTCTGCAGTATCTTCAAGCGAACGGTCATAATATGCCGCACTGTCAGCTGTTACCTGTAAAGCCTCTTGCATCATATTAAGAGCGTCTGCACTGTCCATACCCGTAGTTTTTGCAAATGCATAGATACTTGTACCCACACCCTGCAAGCGTGTTTTCAAAATACCACTGTTTTTAGATACCGTAGCAATAGCACTTTCAGCTTGTGACTGCATTGAGCCAAATGTTTGCTCAAACTGCGAATTTGCGGCATTAACCTCTGCCGCCGATTCAATGCACTGCTGCCCAAACTGCTTAATCGCCGCTACCGAAAACGCAGCAACAATGGCAGAGCCGAGTTTTTTAAGTGAGCTTTTCATCTTATTGCTTACGCTGTTTGCCTGCTCCTGCACTGCATTAAGCGACTTAGAAAAATCCTGCTTGTTAAGCATAAGCTTTAAACTGATTTTGCCTACTGTGCCAAACATATATAATCACATCCTTTCTGCATAAAATAAGGGCGTAACGAAATGTGACACCCTTGTGGTATAAAAACAGCGCACACCCGAAGATGTACGCTGTATAATTTGATAAAATTTTAGCCACCCCGTTTGGAGTGGCTTTTACAATGTTATAATACTTAACATTTATTAAATATTATCAAAAATATACACAAAAGTCAAGAATTTTATTAAAATAAACAAAATTGTATGCAACATTTACATATTTGCAAATATCATTTCAAAGTTATGCAAGGCCGTGTTTATGTCAGCCTGCGTGCGTTTATTTGCTGTGCGTGAACGCCACTTGTTGCGTATTTTATGTTGAGATGATGTAAAGTTCTTCAAAACGTTTTCATCGTTCTCAAGGCGAATTTGAGCCGTTCTCGCAAGAGGCGTGTCAGCTCCCAAGCCACACAGCAGAGAGCTGAACTCCGCCCAAGTCATCTTTTTAAAATCTTCGGAGTAAATGCTCACCCCGTACTCTGACTTAAAACTCGATACGATTAAATCGAAATCATCTATTAAGTCGTAGCCGGGGTCTGAATTTCCCCCTCGCTGTCATTGTCGGCGATAAGCTCTGTTGCTGTCTTAATAACAGTTGAGAGGTCGGCAAACGAGAGATGAAGTTTTGCAATCTTTTCTCTGTTCTCCTCGTCAAAGAGAAGCTCAAGCGCAGATAAAATGTCAGAGCTTGATATACCGCTCTCGCTGTCGAAAAGAGCAATAGCCTTGATAAAAGAAATTGCGTCGTTGTTGACCTCAATTTCAGTGCCATTAATTACGAGCTTAGGTCTTTCATCAAAATTAAGCTTGTTTGTAATATCAATGATTTTTGACATTCTTTATACCTCCTTAGGCTGCAGGTGTGTATTCGGGCTTGCCGTTTGACATAACCTCAAATTCAAGAGGTGCAACACCTGTGCTTGCGCCTGCACCGTTTGCTGTTACAGAGATAACCGCATTCTTGAAGAGTACGCTTGCACCGTTCGGGAAAGTCCACTTAAACGGAAGCTGTACGGCTGTGCCGTTCTTAAACGCAAGCTCTGCGATTTCATCGTTGCCTGCGTCACCGATTGTACGCTTGCCCTTTACAGAGATTGTAACGCTCTTGGCTGTCATAAGTCTTGACTTCCAACCCTCGTTCTCAAACGCTGTCCATTCCTCAACGCCGTTGTCAAATGCCACCGAAAACTCCTCACAATTTGCGATTGCTGTTGTGGCGGTGTCTGTACCTGTCTTACCTACCGCAAACTGATTTTCATAACATGGATAAACTCCACTTGATACTGCCATGATTATTTACATCCTTTCATAATAAAATTTAACTTCAATGACTTGCTCATAAACGCCCTTGTCGTCTGTGCCTACATCGACAGGCTCGGGTGTGAGCAGTTCAATCATATAAATTGTGTGTTTGTTGATTTCAACATCTTTTACACTGTAAAGCGTTTCAAATAAATTGCGTGCCTGTCGCTCCGTTTCATTTGCGTTGTTGTTCCAGTGCAAGAGTAAAGACACGCTAATTGTGTTGTATGTACTCTCGTCACCAATCGCCCTTACAGGAGCACCCGACTGCTTGAGAGAGTACACACCGAGGGACTTATTTTGTTTGTTATCGAGTTTACCGATGTAGTAATGCTCTGCTTTAAAGACAGTCTTTAAAAAGTCCCTTATGTCAGATAAATAAATCAAAGTCCTGCCTCCTGTTTGTAAAATCGTGCAAATGCCTTTTGACAAAAGTTTTGTCGTGTACCGCCCTTGAGCCAAGGTGCAAGCCACTTGCCGCCTGCATTCTTGTTTGCACCGTGTTTTTTACCGTCCTTGTCAACCCACACGGCGCGGTGGAATTTATATTCGGGATGAAAATACAACCGTCTGGCATACGGTGTACTCGATACGATTTTTGTTTCACCCTCGGCAAGATTTGCATAATCAGCAAAGGTGCTTTCGTTCTGCAAATTACCCGTATCAAAAGGCATAACCTGACTGTTTTTAATCTGTCTAAGCAATGCGTCTGTGGTATTGCGCAATGCCGTTTGCTGTGCTGTATCAAGCTGTTTTAGTACAGGCAGATTCAGCTTGATTTTTGATGTTACAGAAAAGCTCACTAAATCACATCCAATTCCGTATAATTCACTGTACCGTCAGGGTTGCGGTGTTTAATGCCTTGTACGATGTTACGCTTTACTCCGTCAAGCACTACAAAGCCTGCGCTCAAAGTCGGGGTGTCGGGAGCAATGTCACCGTCAAAAAGCAGCACTGCAGACACCTGCACGATTTTCTGTTCTTTTGTATATACTGTCTTTGCTTTTGACTGCATATTGCAATGAGCATTACCCGCAAACAAATTAGTGTTCGGCAATAAGGTGTCTGACGGGTATATTTCTCCGCAGCGAAAGGCAACAACAGGAGAGCCGTCCTCGGTTATTCCCTCACAGTAGATTGTGACCTCGACAGGAGTTTTACAGAACTGCTTTTTTACAAGTGACGGAAATTTCAAAACATATCACCTCATATTGCAGGATAACAAAGCCCTGTTGATTTAAGCAGAGAGTAAAGGTCCGCAGGAATTGCCACACCGCTTATGCACATCAAATTCCAACTTGCGCCAAACTCCATACCCACACCGTTGATGTTGTAATTTTTCAGATAGGAAGAAATCATATCGGCATTTTCTTCTTCAAAAGCAGTAAGTCTGCTATGCACTCTGCTGATGATTCTCTTCTGCATTTCCGAAAGTTTTTCAAAATCAATGCGGTTAAAGGTCAGAATGTCGATGTGAGCGGCGGAGATAATGCTTTTTTCATCTCCGCCCTGATGTTCAATGTAATCGGCAAACATAGATTTATTCCTTTGTGTCTGATTTGATATTCTCTTTAAGCTTTTTGTTTTCGGCTTTGAGCTTTGAATTTTCTTTCTTCAAAGTATTGTAATCATCAACAGAAATTTTCTTGCCTAAGCCGTATTCTTTGATTTCACCATTGTCGTCCTGAATATCATAACCACGAGATACATAAGTCTTAGCTTCCTCATCTGTATTGACTGTATATGACTTATTGTCTTTAATTGCTTTCATTTTTGCTCACCTCGCTTTAAGCCTCTGCGTGAATGATTACGCCCTGCTTCATAAGTTCATCAATGGCAAAAGTACCATTGACTTTTCTGTTCTGATATATATAATTATCAGCTGTTCGGCTGTCAGAACGCGGAGTATAGACATTGATATATGAATACTTAACTCTTGATACCTGTGCTTCCGGGTCAATAAGAATATAGTCAATCTGCTTAGCTGAACTGTCAGCAACACAACCGTTTGTAAAATCAAACAAAGACTTCATTCTTGAGCTTGGCACTTCTACAATCTTATCAATATCATCAACGGAACGAACACGGCGGTCAATGCCCTTTGCGGAACTGATTTCAAGTGTTCTCTGAATACCCTCTGCATTCTTCAAAAGCTTTTTGTACTGTGGTGTCGCATAAAGAATAACCCTGTCGAGCGGTACACCCGCTTCGGCAAAAGCCTCAAGGTTATCATCAAAATCTGCAAGCACATTCGCCGCAGTTAATGCAGTAGTTTTTACTGTTGCACCAACTCGCTTAGCTTCTGTATAAATCTTGCTGTAAGTATAACAGTCGAGTTCAGGTATAGCCTGTGTTTTTTCAAAGCGTGTCTGAATATTTGCGATAGTTACTACCATATTTGTTTCGTCAACATCAATAGGGTCGATAGCAAACTCAATATCTCTGTCGTGGTCAAGGGTTTTGGTTTCGTAACCATTTGAATATGTACCCGAATTAAAACCGCCTGCACCTCGTGTATGGTCTTTATAACCGCTGACCGAGAGTTTCGGGATTTTAACATCCTTACCGTTGATAATCTGAATGTCAGAGTTTGAGTGGTAAAGGTCATCACAAGTAAGGGCTTGACCGTACAATTCTCTTAAAACATTACTGAAAATAGTTGCGTATTCTAATACTGCCATAATTATTTACCTCTTTTCTTACTTTTTCGATTTGATGCCGAAAATTCCTCTTAAGGCATCTTCTGTTAAATTTTTGTTGCCGTTACCGTCACCGCCGATTCTCTGAACACCGCCAGCGTTTTCGCTTGCTTTTGCTTTGAGTGCAGGAATATCGTCAAGCACTTTCTTAACCGCCTCGGTCAGCTTTTCTGTGTTGATTTTGCCGTCTGCCGTTACAGCCGAAAAATCTGCCATTTTAAGCACATACGGAATACTTGCAATATCTACACCCTGTTTTACGGCTTCGAGGGTTGCCGACTGATTGACTTCTGCCGTGAGCTTTGCGTTGTTTGCGGATTCAACTTCCGACTGAATTTTCGCAATGTCGGGTGTGTTCTTGGCTTTCTGCTCCTTAAAAGCACCGATTGCCTGTTTCATCTCATCTGCTGACAATCCTTGCTCCTTGAAGTATGACTTTAAAACCGTGTCCTCTGTCACGCTCTGTTTGCCGTTAATAAGACTTGCAAGCTTGTCATAGTCAAATGTAGGTGCAGGGTTGCCCTGCGGTGTCGGCTGTGGTTCGTTTGGGTTAGGTGTTGGGTTATTTTCTGCCATATTTTATCAATCCTTTCAGTTTTTCGGGTGTCTCCCGTAATCAGTTTATAGAGTGTCTCTCTGTTTCAGTTTTGCTCGGTGTCTCCCGTAGTTTAATGTCTTCGGACAATAAAAAAGCACCTGTGCAGTCACTCACAAGTGCGTTTTAAATATGTTTTGTCAATTTTCTCTTAGGCTTTGGCTTTTCCTCGGCAGATACTTCCTCGACTGCCTCTTTAACATAGCCAAGTTTGATAAGGTCTTTTGCTCTGCTCTCGGAGCATTCAAATACTTCATTAATCGGTCTGTTAATAAACCCCTCGGTTTTATCGTTGAACGATGTAATTACTCTTACTTTCATTTTGTCACCTCATTATTTATTGTTCTACTAATTCGTAAGTCTTTCTAAATATGTCAGGTTTACAAGGGTATTTTTCACCATTAACACCAGTAATAATATAATCACCGGGACTTGCTGTCATATCACCTTCAAGTGTATGTATAACGATTTTTTTGTCGGTTTGATATGCTTCTACTACAACAGCTTTTTTCCGATACTTTTTCATATTCATTTTGTCACCACCTTTCGGCTTTAGGGTATTAAAAAAAGCACTCAATCCGATTGATTAAGTGCTAATCTCTGTATTAAATTCACGCATAACAAAACCGCCCACAAGGAGCGGTTAGTTAATAGTCGATTTGAAGCATATGCCTGCCTGTTTTTTTGAAATATTCTTCATCGGCTTTTTTAGCCTCTTTCTTAATTTCGTTTGGAGCGTCATCCTTAATGCTTCTATATCCGTTTTTTAAGGGCGTCATCCACTTGTAAAATTTTGCAAAAGTGTCAGTCATTTAATCAACTCCAATTATTATATTTACAACTTCCTTCGCTGTAGCTCTTGATTTCTTAGTCATACTCTCAGCAATACATTCGGAAATAAAATCATCTATGTTAGTCATGGAATATCTTGATACCGAATATTTTTTTATATCAATATCTATCGGTTCATTTAAACCATCCATTATTTTACTTATTTGCTCAAGTTTATCATCCCACAATGGGTCATTTAATCTGTGTTCAAGCTGTATTGCATGACCTATTTCGTGTCTAAAAGTATGCAAAGAGTGAGCAGAAGACCATTCACCTGATTTTTTCATTTCTTGTGCCTTTTGTGCGTGCTTAGACAGTGCGTTTTTCTTGTTTGCAAATCTTAGCAAAAGTTCTCCTGAATTGTCATAAAATGCACCGTAATCTGATGAAGTTTTGGAATTAAGCACTCCAACTCTTGAAATGGTTGTTATCTTGCCGAATTTGTCCTGCATTTTTTCAAATTCATCGGTAAAATTTTCTTGAACAGCTTGCGTAACACCCTTTTCAAATTCTATTATATCATTATTTTCGGAATTTTCAACACTTCTGTTTGTATTTTCTGTACTGCTGTCAGATTTTTCAATTTCTGTGTCAGTCAAAAACTTTTGCTCTTGAGTATCAGATATTTTATGAACAGAATTTTTGTTTTGCTCTTCAAGCCTATCCGCCCTATCGTGCCACTCGTCTGCTCTTGCTTTAGCAAACTTCTTGTTATCCTCGTCAAGGCTGTATTTTGCCCTGCGGTCAAAGCGTTGTGCCTGCCGCTCTGCGTACTGTTGCTGTTCCTCAAGTCCTCTTTGGTGGTCAAGCTCTGCAAGCTCGTCATCGGTGAGAGGTCCGCTCAAATCGTCAAGTTCTGGGTAGTGGGTGCTTGTGCTGTCCTTACAGCGAGGGTGGAAAAGTCCCTCCGCTATGGCGGTTGAAAGCAGCGGATAATCGCCGTCCGATTTTTTGCCGTTTGAATACACATCATCAATAAACACCCTGCCTATATACTTTGCACAATCAGGGCAACCGCCCCGTCTTGAGTTTACCACAACAAGCGAAAGCCCGTACTTAGCTCTTTCTTCACCCTCACCTCTTAGATAGGCTCTCTTGTTCGCCGTCTTGATTGCCATATCCGCATAGTCTGAAAGCGTGTGCCTTGCACCGTTCTTGTACTCCACACAATTCAGCCCTGCGTTTAGCATATCCTTACAAGCCATATCAACTGCTTTTTCGTATGTGCCTGCACCGGTGTTTGCGTACACCTGAGCATTGAAGATTGCCTTGCGATACTTGTCATTGCTCATTCGCAAAACTGCCGTTTCTGCCCTCTTTAAATCGTCTGTGGTCGATTTTACAAGAGCATTGAGCTTACGGTTGTTGACCTTAAAAAACTCGCCTGTGCTCGTTCCTGTGGGCATATTCGGTGTAAAGCCGTCCTTGATTGCCTCAAGTATTTTACACAACTATAAATAATTCAAAGTTCATAATTGCTTATTATTAACCGCTTATTAAAGTAACACGAATACGGTCGCATTCTTCGGTTGAGTTATTTGGGTTGAAAAGTTTTGATATTTCCCACCCGTCATCTCTTGGAAGATATGCGACTGTTTTCTTTTTTATCGGGAATCCGTTTATTTCAAGAATGTTTTTATCAAAATCAATATATATTGACCTTATATTCATTAAATCACCTACTTTCAGGCATAACAAAACCGCTCTTGTTACGGAGCGGTTAGATTATGCCATTATCTTCAAGAAATTGCTTTCTTTCTTTTTCCCTAAGTTTATTATAAAGTGCTTCGGCATCTTTTACTTCTTGGGGAGCATCTTCACGCAAAGTTACATCTAAACCATTTACCACAAGATACGGTTTAAACATATTCCAAAGAGATTTCTGTTCTTCTGTTTGCATTAATCTCATTGTATCAACCCCCTAAAAGTTGCTTAACTCTATACTCATCATAAACTTCATCCATAACTTTATCTCTTAAACAGTCAAAAGCATACTCGCTTATATCACTTATATTATAACCGCTTCTTATCAATTTTTCAACCTTTGGAGCGTAAATTTTATTAAGATAATCGCAATATGCGTTATAATCGGTAATTCCACCGAATTTTTGTTTGATACTCGGTTTCTTTGTCTTTAAGGCTTGTGTTGAGTTTTGCAATCTCGCTTTTAAGATTTTCGACATCTACGCCCTCAAACTCTTTAAGTGCTGTCTGTGCTGTTTCAAGCTGTGATTTGTAATTATCTCTTGCGGTTGTGATTTTTTCAACCTCTGCAACAGTCTTGTAATTTGCAAGCACCGCCTTGTCAAACTCTGCCTTTTCTCATCGGGAATCGTAATACCGATTTCAGAGAGAAGTGTGTGTATGTTCTTCATAATATAAATCCTTTCTGCATAGCTTGTATTCCGCTTTGCCTACGGTAGAAATTCAGCCGTATAAACCAACGGCGGGGTAAAATAAAAGCACCTATGCAATCAAATGCAAGGGTGCTTAACGCAGTAAATACGACCCTAACGGTGTTCCGCAGATTATACAGCCTTTTACAGCTCATTATTTAAGACATACTCACGCAACGAACTTGTTTTATGCTGGTTACGATGTACTTTATGTGCAACATCAGCTTGGCCACAGCAAGCCCGAAACAACGATGAACATATATACACATTTTGTTCAACAAAAGAAAAAGACTAATGTATCAAAACTTGATAGTTACCTTGCACAAAATGTAAGCTAAAAGTTTGTGCAGATTTTTTCGCAAAAATGCTCCGAGAAGCTTGATTTTTTCTCGGAGCATAATTTTTTGAGCCACCTGTTTGCAATTTTTTATACCTTTTTACATAGTTTTAAGTGTATAATAAAAAACAATAAACCGCACTAAAACACCTGAAAATGGCTTAATAGTGCGGTTTTTCTATGGTCGAGGTGACCTTTATAAGTGGCTTAAATGCTGACTTAGTCGCAATTGACTGCGGTTTTGACAGCGATTTTTTCATTTTCAGGCGATTTGCAGGTTGTTTGCTTTCATATATTCGTCAGCAATCGCAAGGTGCTCGTTTTTAAACTTTTCAAATACAGAGCAGTAAACATTCAGCGTAATGTTTATGTCCGTGTGTCCTAAAAGCTTTTGAAGCACCTTTGCAGGCATTCCGCTTTCAATACACCTCGTTGCGTATGTATGCCTGAGTGAATGTAAATCTACCCTGCCGTACACCGAGCTGTCAAGAATGTCGTAATTCTTAATCACATTTGAGTAAACATAGTTGACTTGGTTTGAAGTGACAAGCCCGCCGTTGCTTGAAGTGAACAGCAAACCTCTTTTTCTGCCGCCTAAACATTCTTTCAAAAAGTCTGCAACATCATCGCTGATAAAAAGCGTTCTCGTGCCTGCGGCGGTTTTGGTATCGTTGATTACGGTGTTTCCAAATTCGCCTCTTGATACGGTTTTACTGACATTTATTGTTTTGTCGGTTAGGTTAATATCCTCTGCCGTAAGGGCACAACACTCGCCGATTCGCATTCCCGTGAACATTGACAAAAGCATTATGTCACCGTAGTGTATGTCCTCGGTTTTCAGCACATTCAAAAGTCCTATCTGCTCGTCAACCGTCAAGGCTCTGACAGGGATTTGCTTTTTTCTCGATTTCGGGCACTTGATGTCGCTCAAAGGATTGCTCTCAATGAGCTTTTTGCTGATTGCTTTTACAAATACTGCTCCCAAAAGCTGATACATCTTATTTATGCTCGACTGGGAATAATCAAGCTTTACCTTGAAAAAACCGACTATATCGTCCTCGGTGACTTCCGTAAGCTGCTTATCAGAAATATCGGAAAGCATTTTCAGAGTTTCCATTTTGCGGTCATAGGTTGACTGCCTGATTTCATTCAGGGCAAGCTGTTCCTCTATCATCTTTTCGGCAAGCTGATGAATTGTTTTTATCTCAACCTTGTTACGGTTGCGCTTTTCGAGGTTGCCTGCGAGAGCCTGAATTTGCAGCTCACGCATTTTGTCCTTGACGATTTTCTTTGTTTTTCCGTAAACGGTGCGGCGTTCCTTTTCACCGTCGATTGTCAAATAAACCTGACCTGCAAAGCGATGACGGCTTTCTACAAAATATATTGAGCCGTTGCCGTAGGTTTGTTTTTTCTTTGTGTCTTTAGCGTTTATTGTAATCCGTCCTTTCAAAACCTAAAGACAGCTTATCGTTATCCGACTGAATTTATAATACTCCAAAAGCGATAAGCCGTCAACAGATTTTCGCCTTATTTTATACTCTGCGCTTGCTGCTCCATTCTATAAAAGCCTGCTCACTGACCTTGAAGTTTTTGCCGACTCTCACCAACGGGAAATCAGCCCTCATCATAATGTTTCGGGCAGCCGGCAGACTGCATCCGAGTGCCTCGGCAACTTCTTTTGTGCCTAAAAATTTTATTTTTTCATCCAT